CTTGAATACGAAGTGGGGGGTCTATTGATGGCGCCGGCGACACAGTCGTTGCAAGCGGCGCTAGATCATTTCCTGGAGGCGGCGAGCGTGGCGGCGAAGTGGCGGACGCTTGATCCGCTGGTGAGCCGCACGGAGCGCAAAGTTGCCGTGGTGATGAAGCGGCAGTTACAGGCGTTTCTGCGGGGCTTTGCCCAGTTGCGAGGGCGGATTGATGAGAGCCGGCTGCAAGAGGCGTTGTCGGCGGATGATTGGGTGGCGGTGTGGGAGCGGGTGGCGGCGGCCAGCACGGAACGGATGTTTGACCCGTTGCAGGCGGCGATGCGGGCGGCGTTGGAGCGGGGGGCGACGGAGACGATTGCGGACGTGGGGGTGAATATTGCGTTCAACCTGCGGCATCCACGGGCCGAGGCTTACCTGCTGGAGCATGGGTATGGGCTGATCAGCCAGATTGATGGGACGACGCGGGGGAATCTGGCGACGATTATCAATGAGGGCATCCGGGAGGGGTGGAGTTATAACCGGATTGCGCGGGAGATTACGAGCCTGTACAGCTTTATGGGGGCGGAGAAGCCGCAGGCGCATATTGATAGCCGGGCGCATTTGATTGCGGTGACGGAGATTGGGAACGCGTATGAGGCGGGGAGTGCGCTGATTGTGCGGGATTTGCAGGATGCCGGGTTGCAGATGGAGAAGAAGTGGCTCACCGTCGGCGATGCCCGGGTGAGTGACGGCTGCCGCAACAACCAGGTGCAGGGGTGGATTCCGTTTGCGCAGAGCTTTAGTAGTGGGCATCAACATCCGTTGCGGTTTCCGGGGTGCCGGTGTACGGCGCTGTATCAAAGGAAGCAAGCATGAGTGGGTTGGGGGTGGCGGCTTTTCTTGTGTGGTTGACGGTGGTGTTGGTGCTGTTGCGCCGGGCGCTGTGGGTGATGGCGAGGCCGGTGGAGATGGTGGATGAGGGGTTTGATAGGGATGCTGGCTGGTGTCCTGGTTGCAATTTGCCGATGGAAATTTGTCGTCATGATTAGGAGTCGTCGGGCGATAATGCTTTGTTATCGGTCGAGGATTGATAGGGTGGGACGGATGGTAGTGATGGGAGGAATAGGGGATGAATGAGGAGCATGGGCCGGATATGATGGAGGCGACAGAGGGGGCATTGCGTGGGGCGGTGGTGCCGTTGGTGGAGCGGGCGGTGCGGCGGGATGGGACGATCCCGATTAAGGTGATTAAGCCGGGGTGGGGTAGCACGGGCTATTACCCGGCAGAGGTGTTGGAGCGGGATGGGCCGAAGGTTTTTACGCCGGGCGTGCAGATGTTTTGGGACCATGCGACGCCAACCGAGGAGGCAGAACGGCCAGAGGGCAGCCTGAACGATTTGGCGGCGGTGTTGACGACGCCGGCGCGCTGGGATGGCAATGGGCCGGAAGGGCCGGGGCTGTATGCGGATGCGAAGGTGTTTGAGGCGTATCAGGCGCCGGTCAATAATCTGGCGCCCCATATTGGGGTGAGCATTCGGGCCTTTGGCAAGGCGGCCCAAGGGACGGCGGAGGGCCGGCAGGGGCGCATTATTCAGGAAATCACGAGCGTGAGTTCGATTGATTTTGTAACGAAGCCTGGTGCGGGCGGGCGAATTGTGGAGATGTTTGAGGCGGCGCGCACGGGACAGAGAGACGCGGATCTTGGTGGAGCGGATGACGCTCAGAGCAAAGGAGATGAGACGGTGAGCAAGGAATTAGAGGGGAAGTTGACGGAGGCGCAGGGACGCCTGGCGGCGCTGGAGCAGCAGAATGCACGGTTGCAGGAGGCGTTGTTGCTGCGTGATGCACGGGAGTTTGTGCGCGGGCAGTTGGTGGGGGCGCCGTTGCCGGAGATGACGAAGCAGCGGTTATATGAGGCGTTGACGCTGGCGCCGTCGATTACCGATGGGAAGTTGGACACGGCGGCCTATGCACAGCGGGTAAAGGAGGCGGTGGCAGCGGAAACGGCGTACCTGATTGAGGCGGTGAGTTGGAATACGGGGCAGATTCAGGGGATGGGGGGCGCGCCGGCGGCGACAGAGGTCGATCCGGTGGCGGTGCAGAAGCGGTTATCTGAGGCGTTTGGCCGGCTGGGTCTGAGTGAAAAAGAGGTTGCGCACGCGGTGAACGGGCGGGCGTAACTTCGGCAGGCTCAGTTATCGGGTGGTTTAGTCGGTGGATAGGAAGGGGAAAATGATATGGCTGTAAATATGGTTAATGCGAATGGGAATCAGATTGAGGCGACGATTGCCAGTAAGGCGAGTGGTGATCCGGCGCTGGTGGGGCAGATGCCAGGGGTATGCCTGACGGCGACGGATGGCGCGGGGCGGACGGTGGTGAAGACAGATGGGATTTTTAGTATGTCGGTGCGTGGGGTGAATGACGCCGGCAACGTGGCGGTCAACAACGGCGATATTCTTTACTACTTGGAAGCGGATACGCCGAAGCTAGGGAAGAAGGCGACGGCGGGGGTACGCTTTGGGTATGCGTGGAGTCCCAGTGTGGCGCCGGGTGCGCAGTTGATTGCGAGTGGGGCGACGGCGACGATTACGGTAAAGATTGGGTATTAGGGCGTAAGGCCAGTCGCACCGATAGGATCGAATAGGATGGATGGGATGGATATTGGGAAGAAGGGGAGATGGTATGAGTGAGATGTATGGGGTGTTGAGTGAAGGTGGGCTGCGTGGGTTCACGCGCCATCGTAGCCAGAAGCGGCAGGCGGCGGTGTCCAGTGCGGCGGCGCTGTGGGCGGATTTGATGGCGGGGCGGGCGCCCAGCTATTTCTTGCAGGAGGCATTGGCGCCGCGGACGCCGGCGGTGGCGCGGGCGATTGAGGGCAGTTATCCGGGGCTGTTTCAGTTCCAGGAGGCGATGACGCGCAGTGATTTCCCGTTGCTGACGGGGGATGTGATCGACCGGATGATGTTGGCGCGCTATCGTGAGTTTCCTTCGCCGTGGCGGTCGTTTTGCAAGGTTTCTAATACGCTGCGAGATTTCCGCACGGTGCGCCGGATTGCCATGGACGGGGCCGAAAGCGTGTGGCAGACCCAGGGCGAGACGGAGGAGTTGGAATACACCCAGGTGAGCGAGACGGGGTATACGTATGCGCCACAGAAATACAGCCGCGGCGCCCGGATTTCGTTTGAGGCGTTGATGAATGATGATCTGGATGCGTTTACGTCGATTCCGGATCGGCTGGGGCGTGGTGGGGCGCGCACGGTGGCGCGGTTTGCGACTGGGCTTTATGTGGATGCGAGCGGGCCACACGCGTCGCTCTATACGGCGGGGAATGGCAACCGGGTTACGTCTAATCCGCCGTTGAGCGTGGCGGGGTTGGGGACGGCGTTCAACCTGCTGGGGGGCTTTGTGGATGCGGGGGGCGATCCGATCTACGTTGAGGAGGCGATCCTGGTGATTCCTCCCCAGTTGCGGGTGACGGCGAACAACATCTTAAATCAGTTGAGCGTTGATGTGACGGCGAGCGGTGGCACGGCGGCGCAGACGGTGCGGGTGAACAATTGGATTGTGGGGAATTTGGAGTTGGTGGTTGATCCGTACATTCCGATTGTGGCCAGCACGGCGAACGGACAGCAAAGCTGGTTCCTTTTTGCCGATCCAAGTGTGGGGCGGCCGGCGCTGGAGGTTGGTTTCCTTTCCGGGTTCAATGAGCCGCAACTCTATCAGAAGGCGGGCAATACGATGCGCCTGGGGGGCGGGATGGATGAGATGGCAGGGGATTTCTCGACCATGAGCCAGGAGTATAAGGGGGTGGTGGCGTTCGGTGGGACGCGCCTGGACCCGAAGAGCACGGTGGGGAGTAACGGGACGAATAGTTAGTTGGTGGGGTGATAACGATTTGTTATCACCCGGCTATGAGAGCAATAGGAGTAATAGGATGGATGAGGATAAGCGGAGAAAGTTGCCGGCGCCGGTGACGACGACGGAGGAGTTTTTGCACGCGACGGTGGTGGAGTTGCGGGCGTTGGTGGCGGTGGTGGAGAAGCTGACCGAGGTGCTTACCCCAGAGGTGGCGTTGGTGGCGGATGCGGGGGAGTGGCCGGAAGTGGTGGAACTGGTTGAGGCTGCACCAGAGACGCCGGCGGATGAGGCGGCGCCCAAGAAGAGCCGGAAGAAGGTAGCGGAGTAAGATGGCCTTTAGCTATGATCTCAACACCGACGTGGGCAAGGTGCGTTTGCTGATTATGGATAACCAAAGCACTGCTTATCTCTTTGAGGATGGGGAGTTGTCGGCGTTCCTGCTGATGGAAGGGGATGTGGTGCGGCGGGGGGCGGCGCTGGCGTTGGAGACGATGGCCAGTAATGAAGCCTATGTGAGCAAGCGGATTGAGATTCTAGATTTGAAGACGGATGGGCCGGCGGTGGCGGCTTCACTGCTGAAGCGGGCGGGGGAGTTGCGCAGCCAGGCTGACCGCGACGAGCAGGCCGAAGAGGGCGGGGCTTTCGATATTGCGGAGTGGGTGGTTGATGACTTTAGCGGTCGGGAGCGCCTGGCCAAGGAGTGGTTACGCGGTGGCTAATCCACAGGGGTTGATTCATCCTAGACTGATGAGCAGGTTGCAGCCCAACCACTTCCCTGATCTGTGTACGATTCAGCAGCCGGTGGAAGGGCAGGATAGTTATGGGCAGGTTACGCGCGCTTGGGCGGCCTTGATCGGGCATGTGAATCTGCGGTGTCGATTGGCGCCAGAGATTCAGCGGTCGGGGGAGTTTCAGCCGCAGGGGCAGACCTATGGGCGCCATTCGCATCGGTTGTTGTTATCCGGCTATTATCCGACGATTACGGCGAAGATGCGGGTGGTGGTTGGCGGGGAGAGCTACCAGGTGGTGTTAGTGCAGCCGGATAGTGAGGGGTGGTCGACGCGGTTGTTGGTGGATGTGGTCGAATGATAATCCGTTGTTATCACCCCGCCCCAGCCTTCCCCCAATTTGGGGAGGGGAGTAGATCAGGAGAGCGTGAGATGGAGTTGCAGATTGTTGGCAGCAGGGAAGTTAGGGCGCATTTGGATCGGATGGATGACGCGACGCGGGGGCGGACGTTGGTGCGGGCGCTGGTGAGTGGGGCGTTGATTATCCAGAATGCGGCGAAGCAGTTGGCGCCTTACCGGACGGGGAATCTGCGGCGGTCGATTCATATTGGGGGTCGCAGTGATCTGGCGCATGATTTTGAGAATACGACGGGGGGCGAGCTGGAGCCACCACGGATTAGCACGAATGAGGTGCAGGTCTTTGTGGGGACGAATGTGGAGTATGCGCGCCAACGGGAGTATGGTGGGGTGATCGAGGCGAGGAATGCGCCGTGGCTGGTGTGGCAAGATTATGAGGGGAATTGGCATCGGGCGCGACGGGTGGAGCAGGCGGCGACGCCGTTTCTGCGGCCGGCGCTGGATGAGAATCGGGATGCGGTGCGGCGGGAAGTGGCGGCGGCGTTGCGACAGTTGATAGGGTTGGGGTAGGCGATGTTGCAGAAGCTAAAGGCTTATTTGACCGGCTACGCGGCGTTGGCGGCGTTGGTGGGGAATCGGGTGTATGCGCTGCGATTGCCCCAGCAGCCGGTATTGCCGGCGGTGCGCTATCGGCGGATTAGTCGGCGGCCGGTGCATGTTAAAGTGGGCGTGAATGAGCCGCTGGTGTCGTTGCGGGTGCAGTTTGATGTGGTGGCCAATAGCTATGGCAGCCTGGAGGATGTGGCGACGGTGCTGCGGACGGCGCTTTATGCGTACAAGGAGACGGCGCCGAAGGTGATCCAGGTGATGATTGAGAATGAGCAGGATTTTGAGGAGACGGAGCGGGGCGCCGGCGGTGAAGCGCAGATGCGAAGAGTGATCGATGCGATGATTTGGTGTCACGAGGAGGTTTCATGAGTGAACAGGTGACGGAAAAAACACAGCTATATGTGGCGCTGCGGCGGATTGGGGGCGATGGCGAGGTGTGGTTGCCGGGGTCGCTGATTGCGTTGACGGATGCGAAGGCGGCGATCCTGATGGCGAAGGGGGTGGTGGCGGCGCATGTGGAGACGACGCCGCCGGCGATTGAGGAGGCGGTGATCGTGGTGCATGAGCCGGTGGTGGCGGTGGGGTGATATGGGCGTTATAGGGATGAATAGGATGGATGGAGAGGGGGGAAGATGGCGGCGATTGCGATTTTGCGGCCGACGTTTGCGGGGTTGACGTTGACGACCCAGGCGGCGGCGGGTGGCGGGGATACGTTGCAGAATGATGGGCAGACCGTGCTTTATGTGAAGAATGGGGGCGGGGCTTCGATAAATGTGACGATCACGCCGGCGGCGACGCCGGATGGGTTGGCGTTTGCGCCACGTGTGGTGGCGGTGGGGGCGGGGGCAGAGCGGCTGTTGGGGCCGTATCCGCCGGTGTTTTTCAATGATGTGAATGGCCAGGTGGCGGTGACCTACAGCGCGGTGACGAGCGTGGTGGTGGCCGGCATTGGGATTTTGGGGGTGTAACGATGGCGCAGACGACAGCGGCTTTTGCAAAGAGTAACTATCGGATTGATGTAAGCGTGAATGGTTCGACTTGGACCAATATTAGTGGCAATGCGGCGGATGTGAAGACCAGCGGCGGGGAGCAGTTGACGGGGGAGCAGCATACGGCGGAGAATCAGGCGCCGGTGGTGGTGGGCAGTAACAAGACGGCCGCCGTAAAGGTGGATGTCAATATTATTTACACCGAGACTTCCGGCGAGGCGTTCCAAATCGTTTGGTCGCGCTACGAATCGACGACTAAGACGATTTGGTTGCGGTGGAGTCCCAGGGGGGGCAACACCGGGGATGAGCGGTATGTGGCGAGCAACAATGCGGGGACGGCGGTGGCTTGCCCGATTGTAAATTGTCTGCCGCCGGATCTGGATGCGAACAGTGGCGATCCGGCGCTGTGTTCGTTTAGCATCCTGGCGCCGCGCTTGGTGCAGGAAGTGGTGCCGTAATGGAGCAGTCCATTCTGAATGGGGAAGGGATTGACGCACCTGGTGCGGGAGCGCTGCCGGTGGCGCCGATTGTGACGCCGCCGACGTTGAAGCCGGCAGAGATGGGGGCGGTGAAGGTCAACTTTGTGAAGCGGGCGCCGGTGGAGGTCAATGTCGATATTGACCGGATGACCTGGGAGGATTATAAGAAGATCCAGGGGCTGACGGCGAATGTGGACGAGCTACCGGAAGCGGAGATGATGGAGAAGTTGATCGACGTGATTAACCTGGTGACGGATGTGGATTTGCGGAGTTTGCCGGCACGGGTGATGAATGAGGTGATCGCGCAGGTGGTGAACGGGTTTAAGGCGGAGGCGGACACAAAAAACTAAGGACGGCCTTATTCGCGCATTTGTGGGCGGGGGGGCCGATGCCGCAGGAGTATCTGGAGTTGACGCTGTGCCGGGAGTTTCATGTGCTGCCGAGTGAGTTGGGCAGGGAGCCGGTGGGCAATGTGCTGCGCGTGCTGACGATGATGGATGTGGAAGGCCGGGTGCGCAAGGCACGAGCGGCGGTCAGGAAGTGATGAGGTGGCGGGTGGCAAGGGCTTGTCATCCGCCATTTGTTTTTCGGGCGATAAGTGATTGTTATCGGTCGGGGTTGGGGTGGGAGTTATGGGGGTGGGGCGTGGCGGATGAGTTGAAGATTATTCTGCGGGCGATTAATCAGGCGAGCGGGCCGATTGATGATGTGCGGGGGAGCATGAGCCGGTTGAGTGGGGCGGCTGGTGACCTGCATACCAAAGCGTTGCTGCCGTTGCGGAATATGCTGGGGTCGGGGTTGAAGGTGGCGGCGGGGGCAACGGTGGCGGCGGTGGGGGCGCTGGTGGCGACGATTGGGAGCAGCGTGGGCGCGGCGGCGGATATGGAGCAAGGGATTGCCGATATTTCGGCGGCCATGGGGGCAAGCACGGAAGAGACGGGCAAGCTGAAGAAGTTGATTGAGAACTTGGGGTTTGATCCCCAGCTCAAGGTGACCGCAACCGAGGCGGCGGAGGCGATTGGGACGCTGGGAACGGCGGGGTTATCAGTTGACGAGATTTTGAATGGGGCGGCGCGTTCGACGGTGTTGCTGGCCAATGCGACGGGCGCCCAGTTCGGCGACGCGGCGGGGATTGCGTCGGATGTGATGAGCCTGTTCAACATCAAAGCGGCAGACATGGCGCGGGCGGTGGATGGGATTACGTCTACGACCATTGCTTCTAAGTTCAATATTAATGATTATCGCCTGGCGTTGGCGCAGGCCGGTGGCGTGGCGGCGACGGTGGGGGTGGGCTTTGACGATTTTAACGCGACGATTGCGGCGATTGCGCCATATTTCGCTTCGGGGTCGGATGCCGGCACGTCCTTTAAGACGTTCCTGCAGCGGCTGATTCCTGCGTCATCTGCCGCCGAAGATTCCATGCGGGCACTGGGATTAATATCATTGGATGTAGGATTGGCAGCCAAAGGACTGAGTGAAAAACTTGGTTATGAGGTTGCTCCTACAATGGAAGCCGTCAAGGAGGCTGCTGCCGAATACACTTATCAAATATTGGATGTAAAAGCGGGGAGTAAGGAATTAGCCGAAGAAACCGAAAAATTGCTGAACCAGTATCGACGCAATGAATTTTTTACAGCCACAGGCGAAATGAAGGATATGAGCGAAGTCGTCGGGGTGTTACAGGGTGCGTTTAAGGATCTGACCGAAGAGCAGAAAAACGAGCAACTCGCCACCATCTTTGGCACGGATGCGATGCGGGCGGCGGCGGCCATGGCAGGGATGACGGAACAGCAGTTTGCCGATCTGAAAGCGACCATGGCCAAGACGGATGCGGAGGAGTCGGCGGCCAAGCGGATGGATACCTTCCGCGGGGTGATGGAGATTCTGGGTGGCGTGGTGGACACGTTGAAGGTGCAGATTGGGGATGCGTTTCTGCCGACGTTGCGGCGGCTGGCAGAGTTGTTTACAGCGCAGGCGCAAATACATGGACCGGCGATTGTAGAGATGTTTCGGGGGTTGGCCGGGCAACTGGAGGTTTCGTTGCAGAAGTTTATGCCGTGGATTGAGCAGGCGCTGCCGCGGTTGATTGCGCAGATTCCCGGCGTGGTGGCGAATATGATCGAGCTTGGTAAGCAGTTTGTGGCGGCGGCGACGATGGTTTATAACGCAGTGGCGCCGGTGGTGTCGTTTGTGGCCGGCCTGGTGGATTTGAAGGGCATCCTGTTGATTGTGGGCGGGCTGATGGCGGTGAGTGCGGTGGCGTCGGTGGTGAGCTTTGTGGCGTCGATTGTGGGGGCGGTGGCGTCGGTGGTGAGCTTTGTGGCGTCGATTGGTGGGGTGCTAGGGTCGCTGGGCGGCTTGGGGGTGGCGCTGGGTGGCGCTGGGGCTGCGTTTACGGCGATCCTGGCGGCGATTGGGCCGGTGATTCTGATTGTGGGGGCTGTAGGGGCGGCGATTGCGGCGCTGTATTTGGCCTGGCAGAACAATTGGTTTGGGATTCGGGATATAACGCAGCAGGCGTTGGCGATGGTGCGCGATTTGTTGGCTAATTTTCCAGAGACGATTGCGGGGCTGAAAGAGGCATTTTTCACCTGGGCCAGTGGGGCAATGCAGCGGTTGCGGGATGGCTTTACTGCGGCCAAGCAGATGGTATTGGATGGGTTGGGTTGGGTTGTTGATGGGATACGCAGCTTTTTTGGCGAGCGGATTGTGCCGTTGGGGCAACAGATGTTTGACCGGGGCGTTGATGTGTTGCGCCGGTTGCGGGATGGCTTTGCGAATGCGATCAGTGAGCCGCGGGCGGCCTTGGAGAATGCGCTGAATCATGTGCGGAACCTGGTGGGGGAGCATCTTGGGCCAACTGGGCAACAGATGTTTGATCGGGGGCGGGATGTGTTGCGGCGGTTAGGGGATGGCTTTCGCGAGATGGGCGGGCAGGCACGCGAGGAGATGCGGCGCGTGCTCGCTGATATTCAGGAGCGCGGCGTGGCGGAAGGGCTGGGGCTGCTGGCTGGGCGGATGTATGAGAAGGCACGCGAAGGGATGGGCCGCTTTGTGGCCGGGGTGAACGAGGCGGCGCCGAACTTGCGAAATGATGTGCAGCGAGCGCTGAACGCGGTGACAGAGGTCGCCAACGGGTGGATTGGTGGGGCTGGTAATCATTTGAATGCGAAGGGGCGCGAGGCGGTGCAACGGATGGCGGATGGGATGAATGCGATTAATCTGGCCGCTGGGATTGGGGGTGCGCTGGGAAAGATTATTACGGAGGTGAATAATTGGAGTGGCGGGGCGGGGAACCATCTATTGGCAAAGGGGCGCGAGGCGATGGAGCGTTTCCGGGATGGGATGACCGGGTTTGACTTTGCGGGGAATTTCCGGGGGGCGTTGAATCGGATTGTGGATGAGGTGAACAACTGGTCGAATAGTGTGCGGGACCATATCTTCAACAAGGCCAAAGAGGTTGGACAGCGGCTGATGGATGGGTTGCGGGATGGCATTTCGGGCGGCATCTCTGCGGTTTTGAGCCAGATCCAGAATATTACCAACATGTTGCCGCAGTGGGTGAAGGATCAGTTGGGGATTCATTCGCCTTCGACGGTATTTGCCGGGTTGGGGCGGAATATTATGGAAGGGTTGGTGGTGGGGATGCAGGAGTTGGCGGCGGCGCCGCAGGGGGTGTTGGCGGGGGTGGCGGCGAGTTTGACGCCGGGTGATAATAATGGGTTATCGGTCGGCGCTTCGGCAGGCGCTGGGGCCGTCTATAACAATCAGCGCACCACTCAGAATCATTTTACGGTGGCGAGTGGGACGAGTGCGGATGCGGATTTGATGGAGCGGGTGCGGGTGTTGAATATGCTTTATGGGGGGGCGTAATGGCTGATTTTGTGACGGCAGCCCAGTATCAAGTGATCTGGCCAGATGCGGCGGAAACAACCGTTACGATTAACGGGAGCAATAATGCGGCGCACTTGTCGCTGGATGGCGCGGGCATTCCGCCGATGACGCGGAATTTCATGGCGTTTGGTCAGGATGATGGCGGCATTGACAAGGGGGTGCGGATTGAAGAGCGCCGGATGGTGTGGAAGCTGCTGATTGAGGCGACGACCGAGAGCAGCTTTGATAGTAAGCGGGATGCGTTGTGGAGTATTTTTCGCCCACTGGATGACCCGTTGCGGTTGCGGGTGACGAAGGCGAATGGGGATGTACGGCAGATTGATTTTTTTGTGGATGGGCCGATTGAGGTGGCGACGGGGCCGGGCTATCTGGGGATTGTTACGGTGCCATTGGTGGCGCCTGATCCGCTGTGGTATGAGCCGACGTTGCGCTCTGGGACTATGGCAACGTGGCCGAGTACAGCCTTTCTGGCGACTATGCCGTATGGGGCGTATGGGGCGACGTGGCATGAATGGCCAGTGGTGAAAATCACGGGGCCGGTGACAGATTTGGAAATTACGAATGAGCTGGCCACGGGGATCTATTTGGGACATATTGATTTTCGGGGCCATTCGATTCCAGCAGGGGCGACGTATACCGTGGATTTGCGGCCGGGGAAGAAGACGGTGGTTGATCATCTGGGGGCGAACAAGTTGACGGCGCTTTCCTCGTTTCACCGTTTGCAGTATTTTCGCTTCTATGCGGAGCCGCAGAAGGTGGGCGGGGTCAATACGCTCACGATCCGCCATGCGGGGGTGGGGGCAGGAGCGCAGATTGTTTTTGAGCGATATTCGAGGTATATAGCGCTATGAGCAATTATGTATCAGATGCAACCTATCAGGTGATTGTGCCGGATGGGGCGGCGACGGTTCACACGATAGCAGGAGCGACGCAAGCGCACCATGTGGAGTTGACGGCGTTGGGGACACCACCCGTGCAGCGTTGGTTGTATCGGCATCACCAGGCGGATGGCGGAGTTGATCAGGGGTTTCGGTTGGAGCCGCGCCGATTGGCGTGGGAACTATTCGTGCAGGATGAGGTTGAAACGGCCTTTGATGCGAAGTTGCAGGCATTGTATCGGCTCTTTAAGCCCTACGAGGAAGCGCTAAAAATAAAGGTGACCCGGAGTGGCGGTGCGGTGCGCCAGTTGGATTGTTTTGTGCAGGGGCCGGTGGAGTTGGCGCAGTCTAATCAGTTGGGGTTTTCAGGGATTGTGAAGGTGCCATTGGTGGCGCCTGATCCGCTGTGGTATGCACCGACGCAGAAGTTTGCGACGACGACGATTCCGACCAGTGGCGCGACCTTCAATGTCGGTACGCAGGGGAATTATGAGACGTGGCCCGTCATTACGGTCACGGGGCCGGTGGCGGATCTGGTGCTGACAACCAGTATGGTAAATGTCTACAGGAGTGTAACGGCGGTGATTGATTTGACGGGGGTCAGCATTGCGGCAGGTGATACACGGGTGATTGATTTGCGACCGGGGAAGAAGACGGTGGTGGATAGCGCAGGGGCGAACAAGCTCAGTGAAATGGTGAATCAGAGTTGGGTGAATTTTCGGCTGTGGCCGGCGCCGTTTAAGGCGAGCGGGACGAATACGATTAGCTACACCTGGAGCAGTCGCAGTACGGGGGCGTTTGTGCAGTTTGGTTACTATGATAGATATGTGAGTTTATAATATGTATATTTACCTAGCGCGCACCTATGGAGCGAATCCCTATATTTTGGATGGGATGATCGGGCTGAATTACACCAAGGTGGTGAATGATGTGGGAACAGCAATGATTACTGTGCCGGGGGACCATCCGGCGGTGACGGGGCTGGCGCTGGATGATGAGTTGGAGATCTGGCGGCAGGATTTGCATCCAGCGGCGAATACGCCGGTGTCGATTGATTTTCGGGGGTTGTATCGCGGGTTTACGCGGCGGACGATGGCGAACGGATTGGAGTTGGTCGATCTGTTCTTTTTTCATGAGACTGAGATCCTGCGAAGAATGGTGAATGCGTATCCCTCCGGGCAGTTTGCGGTGACGGTGTGGAATGGGGTTCCCGTTGAGACGGCGATGGCGGCAATCGTGTATAACAATTCGAGCGGGCGCACAACGGACCTGACCGCAGGCGCGACGCGGGTGACGGCGGCGACCAGCAAAGTATTGGGGGTGGACGCGGATTTGGCCGGGATTAATGTGGCGGATTATGCAAATCCGTACCGGAATGTGCTGACGGCGTTACAGGAGTTGGCGAGCGTGGCCAATGCGATCTTTATGGTCTGGAAGCCGACGGCGGCCACAACCACCTGGGGCGTTTATGTAAAGAAGGAGACGCTGTTTTCGGATCGGCGTAACACGGTGATTTTCCAGCTAGAGCGGGGCAATTTGCGGGAACCGGCGTTGGATCAACGGACGATGGGGGAGACGACGGTGGCGATGGTGGGCGGGGCCGGCGATGGCGCGGGGCGAACGGTGCGGACGCGCACAAGCGCTGGGCGGGATGCTAATCGGAATAACTATGAGGGGTTTGTCGATGCCAGGCATTTGACAACGACGGCGGCGCTGGATGCGTATGGGGATGGGGTGTTGAATGAGCGCACGGCGCGCCCAATGCTGACGTTCACACCAGTGCAGACGCCTGATTGTAATTATGGTGAGCATTACTTTTGGGGCGAGGTGGTGACCGTGCGGTATGGTGGACAGAGTTATGTGCATCGGATTGTCCAGGTTTCGGTGCAGTATTCGGCGGCTGGAGAGCAGATCCAGTTGGGGTTTGAGGAGTTACCAGCATAATGCAGCGGACAAACAACCCTTTGGAACAGTTGGCGACAGAAGTGGAGCGACTGCGGCGGCGCGTCCAGGCACTGGAGACCCAGGAGAGTGGGGTTTCGACGCATAACGCGGAGACGGTGGCGCATGGGGCGACGGGGGCGGTGGTGGGAACGACGAACACGCAGACGCTGAGCAATAAGACATTGAATACGGCGGTGCTAGCGCGTTCAGACTTGGTCATTGCGACGGATGCAATTACGGTGTCCAGGTCGCAGCATCGGATTGATACAGAGGCGGCGGCGGCGACGGATAACCTGGCGACAATCAATGGTGGTACGACTTTTCAGTTACTCTTGTTGCAATCGACCAATAGTGCGCGGGATATTACAGTGAAGCATGGGACAGGTAATATTTATTTGAATGGGTTGGCGGATTTTGTGTTGGATAATAGCCGAGATGTGTTGGTGCTGATTAAGACCGGGGCTGAGTGGAATGAGGTTTGCAGGAGCAATAATGGTTAGCCTTCGGCGAGTGTGGTAAAATAGCAAGCGCGCTGTTGCTTACTGACATGGGCGCAGCGTGATAGTCTGCATAATGGGGAGACCGAATGTCTCCCCACCCGACTGATAATATAGACTTATCAGTCGAGCAACACAACAACGGATTTAGGAAGGAACGGATGGCGTCATGCACCTGGTGCGTGACGCCATTTTTGATCAGAGGTTCCAGTTGTCGGCGGGGGAGGCTTTGGCCTGGGCGAGTTCGAGATCGGATTGGGCGAGTTGGGCGTAGATACGGACGGTGTCCATGCGTTCGTGGCCAAGGAGGGTTTGTAACTGGAGGAGGTTGCCGCCGTTACGCAGGAAGTTAATGGCGAAGGTGTGGCGGAATTTGTGGAGGGTGGCGTTGGCGACGCCGGCGCGCTTGGCACAGCGCTGGATGAGGTGGCGGAGGTTGTTGCGGTCGAAGTGGGTGAGATCCTGACAGGTGAAGAGGGGTTCTTTGGGGGCGGCGTTGGGACGGGTAGCGAGGTATTTCCAGAGATGTTTTTTAGCACCGGCGCCGAGGTAGACGAAGCGGCCTTTGTCGCCTTTGCCGTGGCGGATGAGGAGTTGCCCTTTGGTATTGTCGTAGTCGTCTAGCTTGAGGTCGCAGAGTTCGGAGGCGCGCATACCGGTGTCGAGCAGGGTGGTGATGATGGCGCGATCGCGGAGGGCGGTGGGGCGGGTGGCGGCGGCCTGGCGGCCGGTCTTGGTCTTCCAGGCTTTGGCGTGGTGGCAGGCTTCGAGCATGGCGGCGATGTCGGTGCGGCTGTAGGGTTCGATGGGTTGGCGCTTGAACTTGGGGCGTTCGACTTTGCCGCGGATGATGTGGGGGGTGTTCAGTTCATGCTCGGCCCACGTCCAGAGCGAGGAGAGGGCGATCCAGGCGTTGGCGATGGTGCGCGATTTGAGGCGGTGTTGGGTTTTGAGGTAGTTGAGGAATTTGCGCACCTGGTCGCTGGTGATGGCGGCGAAGGCGGTTTGGGGGCCGATGTAGCTTTGGAAGCGTTTGAAGGTGTTGGTGTAGTCGGCGACGGTGTTGACGGAGAGATTACGCTGTTTTTCGAGCCAGTAGCCTTCGATGGCGGATTGGAGTTGCATATCAGAATCCTCCTGAATGGGTGAACTGTGCTGTCTTCGGGCGATAATAATTATCAAGCGTCGGCTGATAATTTCCGGGTTTAAATGTCGAAGACCGCAAGGCCAGTGTAATAAACTGACTTTGCGGTCTTCAACCGAACAGGTATTCTTTTTGGTGGGTAAGATAGGACTCGAACCTACGACCTCACGGATGTGAACAGCGGGTTGGGGGTTATTCGAGGCGCGACCGCACTGATCGTGTTTTTTGCGATCAGTGCGGTTTTTTGTTGCGCAAGATGGCCGATCCAGGGTGTTGGCGATTGGGTAAAGGTCGGGTGATAAGATACAGGACATAG